CCAGCCAGTCCATTTCCCAGAACCCGAAGCCGTCCCATCCGTTCTAATTAACAGATTTGTTGCGGCCGCTTCTATCATTAGACCGGATTGAACATGAAAACCAGTGGCATCATAATAGCCGCCCTGGAATCGCGGGATGTTAGCGGCGGTGACCTTCTGGAGAACACCGTTACCGTCAACATAGGTACAATCACAGGCTGAGCGGGTAAAGGTTCCAGTGGGAGAGCCGACTGAATAGTCGGCTGTTACAAAATTATTAGTGTAATCTTTAAAGAAAGTAAGACCGCCGAATGACTTTAGTCTATTCTTTTTAGACGTAGAACTCTTCCATCGCCTAGTTAATCTATCCCTATTCATATTAATACCTTGTTAATTGAATTGTTACTGCACTGGTTATATTACATACAGCCGCAGTAACGACTTGGACTAATACAGCTTTTGAACCAAGCACATCAACTTTTGCAGAATGATCCGTATACATCCAAGGAGATTGAACTAAATCACTTGTTGTTGCGCTTGCCAGAGGAATCATTCTGTTCCCATTTTCATCCTTATATAATGCCCACTCACCGCCACGCTCACCATAAACACAAACGTATGGAGTAGTTGAAAGCGCTCCTCCTGAACTATATTTTACCCTAACATATACTCCCGTATAGTCATTCATATCTATGGCGGTAATTCCCAAATTAGACGCTTCACTTTGCCATTTTGACGGGTTAAAGATATACCCAGAATTTGAAGTGCCGACTGCCACCATTGTATGCCATCCATCATCTACTTTTGCTCCAACTCTAATTTCACCTGACATTATAGTTCTCCTAAGTTTTCTGTAACATGGCTCCGAGAAACCTCGTGCCACAAACTATCCGTTTGAGAGTAGATTAAGTTTAAAATCATTCCTGAATTAATCGTTATGTTTTTGTAAAGCGAATTACCGCTGCCTGACATCAGGGTTACGGTTGATCCTACGCCATATAAAGCAATTGTATCTCCGTGGCGTGACTGTGAAATGTTAGGGTTTGACGAAAGCGTAATATTTGAATTTGATCCTGTAATGTATAAGATTCTACCCAATACTTGATCTCCCTCTACGTCGCTGTAACTGCGAACTGATACAGTAGAAGCTGCATTTAAATATTGAACAACAGGCGCCGTAAAAGGAGTGTAAGCATCCCAAGTGCTGTCATTTTGCTTATCTCCGGTAGATATGTCCCCCTCACCGCCCAATGGTTTCGTGGACGGCGGGGGGGTATCATATTCATCAGCTCCGACTTTTGAGCCATTGTCATAGGTCATTTCAATGTCAAGGTACTCAAACCCAGAGCGGTCGGATACAGCTTTCTTATACCGACTTATTTTAGCCATGTTACGGGGCTATACCAAATCCGTGAGAAGCACACCACTTACCGCCTGGGTGCTTAACTAAGGTTAGTATCCCGGTTGATTCGTTAATTGCCATCACATCAGAACCAGTATAAATATTACCACTAGTTGAAACACTTATTGGATTGGAGCCTGTTTTATACAAATTAACCGATTGAAACGTAGCTCCTCCAGAAATACTTTTTAGCACATTAGCAGCAGAAACACCGGATAACCCAACATTCTTTGTATATCTGGTAACCGTTATTCCGTCACTACCGCCCTCTAAAACATCAGTAATATTTGAATACTGAGATTGGTCATTAGCCCGACTTGTCTCATACCAAGCTGAGGTATGATACATGAAGTTAATAACATCGCCTGTATCAAATAGACTGTCGGTATTTGTCAGCAATAATCTTGCGCTAGGAGCTAAAGTAGTTCCTGACCCGCCAAACACAAGACGAATCTCTTTGCCTTCAAATAGACCAGCTGCGTTACCAGCACCTGCAGTAGCTGCTAAATCAAAGTTAGTAATGGTAGCCGTGTTAGTAGCTAAAGTGTAAAATAAGCAACCATTGGTCACATCAGGTGTCGTGTCTGTATCTGAAAATGTTCCGTCTGTCCTGGCATAGAAGTTATTCAACGGTCCAACTGCCTTACCATATTTAATTCTAAAATCTGGCATTTTATTCTCCTCGACAGGGAGGCGAGGGGATTTGACTCCCCCCGCCCCATGTCACGTTAGTATTAGGCTCCAGCAGAGTGATAGATATTTGAGGGCTTATTGACCTCAACACTAAATCTCGCCGTACCTTTGAATTTTAAATCACCGGTTTCAAAATCACCGTCATTTGCAAACTTGGGCTTGCGTCTCATAAACGCAATGACACCTGAGTTGGCATTAGGTGCATCTGCAATCAACGTGAAAGCATCGGTATCGGTGTAATAAGGGCTGACAATAGGCTGCAAACCCCATTTCTTGATACTGTTAATTGAATTGTTCGGCGTTTCCGGGTCATAACCAGACTCAAGAAGCTCGTACGATTTCCATGCATTGTTCGGATGCACAAGGATGTAACGGGGCTTAATGATTTGATATTTCCCAGTATCGTCTTTTGTTGTGGTGAAATTGTCAATTGCGGTTTGAAGCGACGTTGCCGATAAATCAGCAGCAGGGGATAACAAATTCGACCAGGTCCCGCCGCGAAGGAGAACATGAGAGGCAGAGAAAACTGCCAATGAATCTCCCGCCGTGTGGTAGGTCGTTGCCGTCCCGTTGTTGTAAATATCATGGACGAGGACTTCAAACAGCTCTGCGAAAGAAGCGCCGATTTCTGACGTCATCGAGCCCATTTCAGTCGGAACCTCAGGATATAAGGAATCATCAATTAACTCCTCAGTGACCCTGCAGCCGAGACCATAAGTTTTATGGTTCCAGCGTTTGGTCGGACCTTGAACTTGATCGTCATAAGAGATCGGAGTTCCTTCCGCTTTTACACGAGGCATACCGAGGCCGGCAAAATAAGCCGATTCCTCATACGCCCTATTACTTGTTTTTACGGTACACAGTTGTTTCCAGATTGCTTCCTTAGCCTTGCGTTGATATCCGCTAACGGCCATAGAGAACAAACCGGGAACAACCAACTTATTAAAAGTTGTTCTATTCATGGTTTATCCTCCGTTAAATACCGCCCGGTTGCTGTTTACCAGAAAGCGAGTGGTGATAAATTCTCACTACTGCTTTTGCGTAATTAGCACCGAATGCGTTTTCAGTTCCGTCATTGTTCACGTTATCAAGCAAACCTACCACCTGGATATTACCTCCGGTATCACCACCCGCACCCGCTAAATCGAGCTCAAGCGTTGAAATACCGGTCGTACCATCACTTCGAACCGTTCTAAACGCAATAGTAGCCGTAGTACCGATATCCGTTTCATCAAGCGTTGCCTGCGTATTCGTTTGAATCGCAAACAGTTGATCGGGATCATCGGCCACGAGTACATAAGCGTCAGTATTGGCAGGAAGCGTAGGTGCTTTTGACAAGTCCGTTATAGAACTTGGCAAACTAGCTTTCTTAGTGTCCTGAAAGCCAACAATAGGACCGAGGATAAGAGCCAAATCCGCGCTAGAATAAGCAGCGGCTCTGCCGTTAGCATCCAATGTTACAGCATCGTATAGTGAAATACCAACTGTAGCACTGGTTGTGAGCTTATAGGCATGAACTCTAACCTGGCCGTATGGTTGCTCATAGGGTCTAAGACCGCCATATGAACTAATTAAATCATCGTTAGCCATACAATTACTCCGGTTATATTCCTATGACCTCAGAGGATTCTTCATCCTTGGGGACATAGTAATTAGGATCATCTTTATGTTTATCAAATGTTGCTTGCATTACCTCACGGGACTTCTGACCAGGGATTTTACGGAGATACTCCGCTTTTTCCTTTGGCATAAATGCGAGGATATTATCTCCCCGCTCGATTGAGCCGTTGACCGTATAGAGATAATTTGGTAAATCGCCGAAATAAGAGCGGTTCACCAGAGTCCAACCTCTAATGTCGCAAGCCTCGTCAATCGCTCGCTTGGACTTGTAAATCCAGCGGAACACATACTTCTTCTCGTAAGGTAATAATTCATCGGGAAGTGAAAGACGGTGTTTCTTAGGGTCTTCCGGTTTGTCTAAAACCTCTACATGAAGCGCATCAATATCCTTAGGTTGGGATTTCATACGTTCCCAAATATAAGCATCTGTGTTAGAAACTAAGATAGTCGGGGTACGCTCAATTTCAGGTTCCTTTTTCTTAGGCTCCTCACGCATTGGTTTTGTCTCAGCTTCCACTTCTACTTGTGGAACTGGCTCGAAATCGTCAATCATTCTACACTAACTCCTTCCCTGAATTTCTGGGACCCCGCCTCACGATTCTTAATATAGATGTCATAAGGAATGGATTCCCGGTCGCAAAACTGTTTCTCCGATTGAGTTAATACATGCCTAGTTTCAGTGGAAGTAACCCTGCCCGGCGGAGTGGATACCGCAGATACACGGGCTCGCCTTGCAATTTCATCGTCCACCGGGGTAGACTTTTGCCTTCTAAGTCTCTCCTCCATGCGGTACATAGCAAGTTCAGGACCATGCGGGTTACGGTGAAGTTCCGGGCTTTCATTGACAATGTCAATATAAGCGCGGGCTTCCGGGCTGTTTTCATCTGATATGGATGGGTAGCGGTCAAGGACGCGACGGCGAGATGCATCAAGCTCTGTCTGCACTTGCCGGGCATATTCTTCCTCAGCGCGCTGTTTTTCACGTTCTTTTAAATAATCATCCATAACAAGTTTAACGCCCTTCTTCCAGTCTTTAACGGCTACCTTATCTATCTCGTCATCGGGTTCTGACGGATTTTCGCCCAGAGGTCTAAACCTTGAAGCCATTTCTTCGACACGGCGGTTAGCTTCGGCCAACTCACGAGATGCTTTTTCGAGCTGCCGATTCTGATATTCCATCCGGTTACGAAGTTTTACGAAGTCCTCTGACGGCGCGGCCTGTACACTAGCAGGGGGTTCTTCCTGCTTAGGGGTTACGTCAATGGTAGCTTCAGCTTCCGGTTCAGGATCTGGAACGATTTCTACCTTCTCAGGTTCTCCTGGCATTTCAAGCTCCTTCTTGTTCGTCTGGCTCAGGTAGGTTGAGCCGGTCTATTAAGTTATCAAGTTCGCCCACCGCGAAATTAAGACTGTCTATATAGCCTTGCTGTAATGTCGCCTCATGCAGTTTGTTCTGGCGTATTGCGTCCTGCTGAATTATTTTCCTTCGCTCCAAGTGCCATTGCAAGTGGTCCAGAAGTATTTTCCATCCGGGTTGCACCCTGAGCTCCTTGAGCGAGATTAGTGTCTGTTCCCTTTCCACCGCTGCCTCCTCCTGCGTTCTGTACGAGGGCCATCATGGTTTGCATCATCTGTTGATGCTCCATAATGTGTTGTTGTAAATAAGTTGTTATTTGTTGAAGCAAAGCAGGCGGTATGGCCGCCATTGACGGAGATTCCATAAGTTCCATATGTTTTTGTATATGCAAAATATGGTTCTCGGCAATCTGAGCCCTGACACGGGCAAAATCTCCCTGAATAACTAAGGTATTTTCATCTTCAGGGGAATCAATGTCATCGGCTGACGGAGCAGGCCCCAAATAAGCTACGGGATCTTTTCCGTAAGAAACAAGTAAATCAGCCGTAATTTTGTATATTTTTACAGGGTCTGTGCCTACGATAATGTTCTGCATTAGCATTGAGTAGAACATTGAGGCCAATTCCCGCTCTATTTGCTTTGAACCCATGGAGGGGTCTGGGAGCAGATAGGCATCATACTTTCCGGCTAAACCCTCTTGGGTCAACTCATTTTGGCCAAACAACGGTTCGCCTTTTTCTCCAAGAACTCTTGATTCGAGCCCTGCCGGAATATTAAGCTGCACTAAGCTTAAATGATGATTAAGAATCTCGCTGATTCCGTCCCGAAGTCTGTGTATGGGGAGTTCAAACCGTTGTTCAGCTGATTGCATGATAGCGTTTGTGCGGGTGGCCGTTCCCGAACCTCCGACAACTTCTGACTCCTTGCCCATGACATAGCTTGAGGCCGCGGTCAAACGCTCAATAAATTCAAGCACTAATCTAATAGCATGGATCAATTGTTGAATATTGATTGAGATGTCGGGGAAATAGACGTTTTGGCTCGGAGATGAGATAGGGGTTATCTTATTAGGAGCCAGGGTTAGGATGGGAGCTTTTAGATCACCTGCCGGGTCATAGAAACCAGGCCGCATGACTGACAGTGTATTCGCGTCCGTGAGCTGATTGAATATAGCGTCTAATTCATCCGATAATTCCTTTACTTTTTCAATGACTCCCTCGCCCCAATTTTCCTCAGGGTTCATAAATCTGGAGTCAAACTTGGTAAAGTTAACGGGCTTAATACCTTTATAGGTCAAGTCTGTAAGCCTGATTCCGGATATATATAATTTATATTCAGGGGCCACAATGATACGGACATCTTCTGGGAACCCATCCTGGTTAATATCTACCAATCCATACCATTTAAGTATTCGGACCGGAACATTTCTAATTTTAATATCCCTAATCTGTTCCTTTTCCTCAGTGGTAATGGACTGAGATTCATTTGAAGGAACCGGGAGCATGCCGCGGAGTAAATTAGCTATGTTCACAAATGAACCGTTTACTTCACCTTCTTCCAGTTCCCGGTAAAATAATTCATCTTCAAGCACCACAGGCTCACGCCCAAGATCACGGGATCCTTTTTGGAGGAAATATTTGTCGGGCAGATAAACACGGGATTGGGATGATTCAAAGCGATCCACAATGCGTTCCTGGCTTACAGCGGGCATGCCATCAGGATTCATAATAGGATTACCCATTTCATCCTGAATTGGGATTTGTTTAACTTCGCCCGTGTCGCGGAATTTAACCGACCAGAATGTTTCGGTGACCGCTTCTCCGTAGCCCGTTACCGACTTAATCCAGTTGTCACAAAATGGCCTGATTTTGCTGTTGATAAAAAGCCACCAGGACATGAATTTCTCAATGCGGTCTACTTTCGGGACGTCCGTTGATTCACCCGGCCTCCACTTGAGCAAATTCTCATTGATGAGTGAGGAGTAGAATCGGGAATGCAGCATGTCCAATATGCTCGTTCCTATCCGCAATGACCTGTTTGAGCAGAATTTCCAAGGTTTATCCTTGGGTGGGCGCTGCCCTGTATAGGTATCTCTAATTCCTTTCAACCATTTTTCAAAGTCGATCTTCGTTCCCTTTGAATCATTCCCGTAGTCACGATTATCACGGTCAAACTTTGCGGCTTCATAATCTTCAATAACTAAGTTGACCAAGACTCTCTCGAAGGCTTCTGATACGGGAAATTGGACAGAATTGCCCATTTGAGTTTGTGTTGAAGCTGGAGAATCTTGGCCAACCATTAAACTATTTTCTTGCTCGTCCTTTAGGCTTCTCGACATCTTTTGGTTCCTTAAATAGGGCGTTGAACAGGACGTCTAGTTTTTCGGTAACGCTGAGTTGATCGAAATCTTCTTTCTTCATTACATACTCCTTTTTTGATTAACTTCTCCAGGTAACAAGGTGCGCTGTATAGCGCCTGGGAATTGTTCTTTTAGTTTCTTAAGTTCGGTAAGGCAGCTAAGCCGTTCCTTCTCCACTTCCTCATCCGACATATTCATAAATTGGTTGTATTGCAGGTTGTAAATGTTCGGTCGTCCGTCCTTCGCCTCGCCCTCAATCTCATGGCGAATATTGATGAGTTGACGGGATGCTTCTGAAAATTGCCGTTCCCTTTTCAGCTGACCATAAATATAGGAAAACTCCTCTATCCTAGCCCGCTTATTGGACAGGGCGAGCTCAAACATCCGAGCGTTCCAGGAAGTGCGCATTTTCTCAAGAGTCGCAGACCACACAGGGTCCTCAGTATACTTCTTGATTTCGCGGACACCTATATTCAGCCCGCGTTTCTTGGCCCACTTGCTGATTTCAGCGGGAGTCCTGAACGTAGCTATCAGGGTAATTAACTCGGCTTCATACTGCGCCGGTATTACCTCAGTATGGGTTTGATTCGAGCTCATAATCATGTCTGTATAACAACCTTGAATGTGTCGGTTTTTCAACAATTAGGTACCTGACGCAGTCGGCGCCATGCTTACCCTTATCCTTTTCACGCTCTTTCGGGTCCTTATCTTTTGCCGTACCTTTCCAATCCTCATATTGCAAATTTCTCATGGAGCGGAATGTAATCGGGGTTCGTTCTCTTGAGAAAAACAACTTCGGCGAGTTCACCACGCTCATGGGTTTGTCCGAGTCGTAGTGGAGATAATCACGGACAATCATATGGCCGAGCTCAATGTTGTCCACAGCTTCTCTGAACTTGCACCCGTGATGGGCCAATTCTTGTATTACCGTCTTGTTGGCCCCGACCAGAGAGGGTTTTCGGCCAAAGTTGGGGTCTACCAGGCGCAGTTGCATGGCATATCCGCGCTCATGCTCAATTGACAATATTTTCCTCGCCAACTCGTCAAGTTCGCAATGCGTAACAATTTCATAATCAACATAAACATCGTCATTTCGGGTGATGTAGGCCCAGATAACGTGATGGGGCGTGCGGTCATGCGGGTCTAAAACACATATGACTGGGTCGGGATATTGATATTTAAAATTGGTTGAATGAGCGTCAGAGAGCTCCTTGTAGACAACTCCGCGCAGATGGAAAAATTTACCGTGGATACGGGTTTGCCTGTATTCTTCGGGCAACGCTTTCTCAAATTGCTTAATGGCTTCTTCTGAGAGAATCTTGGTTCCGTCCAATGCCACTTTGTTGTCTCTGATGTTGGCCGTGAATACGTCGATAAATTTTCCGTCCGCCTTATCCACAATATCTTCCTTCATCCAGGGTTCCGTGATTGGAGTAAAAGTAATTACCATGGAGCCCTGACGATCAACTAACCCTCTGTGCATCGCGTAATATTTTGACTGCTGCTGCGGCTCGTCGCACCATAAAAAATCCCAGTCAGCGGACTCATAAGCGTCATCCTTCATTTCACTCGTCAACATATCAATCGTAGTTCCGTCCTTACACACAATGCGCGAAAGGTAATGGGCCTTCCTCTCAAACCTGGCATAGCTGGGGGGCATATATTCCCTGAGCTTCGGCTCTATGACACGCTCAATGACGGGAAACTCCGTACTGGATACGGCCATGCGGAGGGGACGGTCGTATCGGCGTTCCATTGGGTACCACTCCGGGTACTGCTTGGTGGCGTGCATGCAGAGTTCCACGGCTCCGAAGGTCGATTTTCCGGAACGGTTTCCTCCCACAAAACAGATCACTCTGGCCGTGGATTGATGGGCTTTGTACTGGACTGAGTTCGGGCAGTAGTACTTCAGGGCTTCATGTTTACGGCGGTGCCTCCGCACGGTTTCAAGTGATTGAAGCGATTCGAGCAGCGACTTGACGCGCAGCTCAACCTGGTCTGGACTTACAGTAGTCTCCATGCCAAAACCCTAGCACAGCAAAAGCGCAATTCAAGCAACTATTTACAGAAAAACGTCTCTTGGTGACTGGTTAAAACGTCTCTGCACCCCCAGGGGCTTAGATAGATATAAGTGAATGGTGGGATAAATCCAATGACTACGTCAATACCGATTCCAATCCAACACCTGCCGGCCTTAAGCCTAATTTTACACCGAGTTCCGGAGCCACAGCGTAACCATATACCAGTAAACGAGTTATGAAACGTCCTATAATATTTGTTATGTAAGGCTATAGCACAGAGACACGGTGGGACGGTGACTCTGGAAAATGCTTGATCTATCAATCCCCACCTTATATTTAGTTTGTCAAAATTCCTTTACAGTTTGTAAAAAAAACTGTCTCTTTATATTTTAACTCTGTCAAATTATCTTTACACTTTACAATCGCAAACAATTTTAACCGAGCAATTACTCCTTATGGTTTAAAGCTATAAACTTGGCATGATAAATGAAAGTGAGTTTATGAAAGCAAACAATTAGGGTTGACAATGATAAACGGATCAAGTATACTTTTCTTGGGTCGATAATATAACAACAACAAAAACACGGAGGGGATAAAATGAAAACTAAATACAGAGTAGCAGTCACAGGTAGCAGTGCGTATAACGATAATATAGGCACAGCAACAACTCAACGTGGAGCGCGCAGGACCGCGAAACTATGGGCACAATCCAACGCCGTCTCAACGCACTGGCTCAAGATACATATGATCCCGCTCGACGGATCAATGCCACCAGTAGAGTTTAAATATTAATGTCGCGCCCCGCGTGGGCGCGTGGATTGAAACAAATATTAAAAAAAGGGGAATAAGACAATGAGAACATCAGATGACGAATTCAAAGACGGAAAATTATTAATATTAAATGGATATGACTACGAAAATCAAGCATGGATAAAAAACGGTGTTTATATTTACGGTGCGGACATCCGGAAAGCATGAATTGTTCTTGCTACGGCAGATTACACGAGGGAGAAGCGGTTACATTATAACAGCCAAAAGGATGAAAACATGAGATACACAGTTAAGACGATAAAGCTGAAATTGAAGGCTTGCGAAGCAGAATTGCCTACCATTTCCGACCCGCAAAAAGTGGTAGCGTTAGCTAAAGAAATATATAGCGATTTGGATGCCGATCAGGAACACTTCGCTGTATTGGCGCTAAACAAGGCGAACACGGTAACAGGCTTCAAAGTGATTCATTCAGGTGGAATTGATGAAAGCGTAGTCTGTTTACCTTTGATTTTTCGCTATGCGCTTCTTTTGGGCGCAACGTCGATTATTGCCGTCCATAACCACCCGTCAAATCGTACTGAACCAAGCCGAGAAGATATTGCCGTAACCATAAAAATCAAATCAGCCGGCGAAATGCTCGGAATAAAACTACTCGATCATATTATTTTAGCAGGTGAAAACTACTTAAGTTTTCGCGAAAAAGGGTTGATCAATTAACATAACTGAAAGGGAAAAATAAAATGACCGAAAAACTAGAGAGCGAATTATATAGGGATTATGTCAAGCTGATCAACGATTACATCGAAGAAAACGCGCCGACCGTTGCAGGCTACGAGAGGCAAAGAGTCGAAAGAAGAGTACTAGCCCGGGCCGTCATTAATTCTATGCGGGATATGATTTTCAATCTCGAAAAGGGGCTTGCTGAATTCAAGGATATTAGGGACTGTTTCTGACACCTTATTTCAGTCTATTAGAGGCCAAAAAAGGGCATTATAGAGGTGTTTTTGGGTTTTACAGGTAATGAGGGTAGATATATGCTAGCAAGGGGGTGAAAGTGGCTAGAATCGGCTGTTTTGTGATACCTGGCAACGTTGTAGTTAACTTGGTCAAGGGGGGTTTAACATGAAGTGTCCATATTGCAAAGTGGAGTTTGAAGGGAAGTTTTATAAAGTTAAAGGCGACAGCGGGCAATTTTGCTCAATCGATTGTGCAAATGAGGCATACGATGAAATACAAGCTAAATTTGCCGACTTTGAGCCGGCCATAAACGAGGTGGACAATGTTTAGCACAGTCTCAAGCTATGAGGATTATACACCGATCAGGATTGATATTGATTGGCTGGATGGGCATAAAGCTCATGTGAAGCTGGGCAATTGCATATTAATCATGTCCAAACAGGAGATCAGCGACTTTGCCGATAAGCTTAATCAAGCTTACTTTGAAATGAGTAATTGCTTAAACTAGGAGGGGCTAGTCATGGAGCAATTAGACAGAGAATTGCTAAGGCTGAACAAAAACATAGCTAAACTTGGGGAGTTGTCAACCAGAGCGGGCAAACAGGCAGAGGTGTTCAATGAGCTTTCGACAAATTATCATTCTTGCTGCGAGTCTGATTATTTTAATGGGTTTAGTGAAAGAGTGTTCAGCGGAGCCAGACTTCGACCGGATCGTGGACGCCATATATAAAGCGGAGGGTGGAAAAAATGCGAAAGTTCCGTTTGGAATCTTGTCCGTATCATGTGACGGATATCAGAGTTGTCGGCGGATCTGTTATAACACGGTACGAAATTGTTATGCCCGATGGCAGAAAGCAGGTTCGCCGGGAGATTACCTATCCTTTCTGCAAAGGAGGTATGCGCCGATTAATGCGGCCAATGACCCGCAAGGACTGAATAATAACTGGCTTAAAAACGTGAGGTATTACTATGAGCATTGATTATTACACACTTAAACAAGTAGCAGAAATAAAAAATGTTACTAAGCAGGCCATTTGGAAGACGCTTCACAAGTATAAGGCGGTCAGGGCAGGCAACCAATGGTTAATCCCTAAGAAGTCCCTTAATATACCCGTAAATGCCTCTAACCGCTAAAACGTCAGACAGGGCAAATAGGCTATTGAAAGAATGTAGTCTCTACCATCTACTATACTTATATATATAGACAGTAGAGAGGAGACTACGTTTTATACGTCCAAAACAGCATATAACTTCTTACGGTTTAACAACTTACCTGTTGGTTTTATCATACCCCGCAAGTCTCTACTGAAGACTTTATAAAGGTATTGAGTAGAGACTTCGCAGGCGTTCTGAATATCGTAGAATGTAATGATTCTGTTACTGTTTTTACAAGATCGTAAAAAGTTTTTAATTTGATCCACTTTTTGCATATTTGCTTCTTCAAGTGAAGATAAGTAAGTTTCAGAATCAAATTCAAGTGGAATTTTGTTTAATAAGTTGCTGTGGCTGTTTTTTGATAAATACATGGTTGTGCCTTGTGCAGATTTTTTAATATGGTACATTCCGGAAAAGTGAGAGGACAGGAAACGGCTGCCGTATACGTCACCCTCTACACGTTCACCCGTTTTCTGGTCTCTGCCGCCCCGGTTGGTATGGTGGACCATTATACAGGAGCAATCGTACCGTTTTTGCAATTCTGTGCTGAAGTTGGTAACGCTGGAGACTGAAGTATCATCACACATACCGCCGCGGACTAGGGCATAAATTGGATCAATTACTATACAATCGATAGGGTTAAAATTCTCCTGAATTCTGTCTATAAGATCTAATGCTTTTTTGATATGGTCATCTTTGATTAAGTTAATTCCTTGTAGGTCGGATTCTATTGATAGGTTATTAAAATTGATATTTATTGATTCTGACATATGTTTAATGCGTTCAAATATTTCTAATGGGTGGCGTTCAGCCATGATCCAAATTGTTTTTATCGGACGATCTACTTTTAAACCGAAGAAAACACTTTCACCGCATGAAGCTTGACACATTGCTTGGAGGACTAATGTTGATTTTCCTATTCCATCGTCGGCGTAGACCATTAGGGCCGAGTGTTCAAACAGGAAACCTTCTATTAAGTAGGGGCGGCTTTCCGGAGTTTCAAAGACTGCTTGTTTCAATACTTCACCTGTAAAATTTGGCATTAAGCAATCCTTAGGTTAGGGTTAATAAGGTATCAGAGAATTTATTTTCTGTCAACTATAAATAATGCTTGACTTATTTTTTATAATTTTATAGAATTTCCTTATGGCTGATACGGTGGTTAGTTGGTATGTTGATACAAAGACAAAAGCACTTCTTGAAAATATTGCCGAGGAGGAGCATAGGTCTCTGTCCGGGCAAATTAGTTATATAATTGAAAAATGGATAGAGGATAGAAAATGAAATGTAAAATATTTTCTGATGAAATCACAACAAACTTGGAAAACCGTATTAATGATTTTCTCAAGTCAGGGGAATATGAGATTTTCAAAATTTTGCAATCTGAATCAGCAACCGAAAACGTTAGTCCTTTAACCATCACCATTTTCTACCGGAACGCGGAATAAATGATCAGAGTCACGCAGGTCTTAGATTACTTTGCTGAACCTGGGCTGATTGATTGGAAAGTCAGGGTTGGGGCTAGAGAGGCTAAGAAGGCATCTATTAAAGCTATGGGTATAGGCTCTAACGTTGATGAATGGGTTAAGGCTGATGTGGTTGGGGCTAAATTGCCGAAGCTTAAAACAATCGAGGCTAAGAATTGTGTTGATGCTTATAAAAGGTGGAAGGAAGATTATAAGCCTGAATTGGTCGTAGCTGTTAGGTTATATGATCATAAGTTGGGGCTGACTGGTGAACCTGATTTGTACTGGGGAGATTTGGTTATTGATATTAAATGTAGCCGAGAGATTCAGCAGAAGTATTGGTTGCAGATGGCTATGTATCAATATATGAAGGGAGGGAAGAGGACGGCGGTGTTACGGCTGGATAAGAACTTGGCCGAATATGAATATGTGGAACGGGATGAATGTTGGTGTGAACAACAGGTTTTTTTAGGAATGTTGGGAGCTTACAAATATTTTAACCCTCCAATGGAGGAAGAAAGGGAAGCCAATGGCGACAAAGATAGTGTTACCGACAGAAAAAGCAGAAGCAAAAAACTCCTGGACTTGCCAGAAAATAGGAATAATAGGACAGGCTGGAATAGGCAAGTCTGAGTTCTTCTCTCATTGTGATAAAACCCTCTATATACAGACTGAAGCGGGTCTGTCTCACCTAGCAGTTAAAAAGTTGCCTTGCCGAAGTTGGGATGAATGGCGGGATATTTATTCGGCTTTGCTACAAGCGCAACGTGAAGGCAAATTCCCCTATGAGACTATAGTTATTGATACGATAGATAAGTTTATTGATTTGAGCAATACGGAGGTTATTGAAAGGGGCCGGAATAAATTTAAGGGTGCCGAGATTTTTACTATCGGTGATATTCCCAATGGGGCCGGGTGGGCATGGGCTACGGATAATATTGAGTTGGCCTTGTCTAAGCTGGAGGATTTACCTGCAGCGATTTGCTATATCGGGCATTTGGATAGGAAGGAGATTAAAAAGCCGAATAATACGTCTATACATTTGCAGACTATTTCAATAGGGGGGAAGACGGGAAGGGCTCTGGTTGCCTGGTGTGATCACTTCATTAATATAGAGGCCGCTATGGTGGGGAATAATGTTAAGAGGAGGCTTAGGACGCTTCCTACTGCTTCTGTGGATGCTAAGAGTAGGGGCGGTGTGGTTCCGGACGGTACAGAATGGGGGGAGGATAGTAAAGCTAATTGGGTGAAGTTTAGAGGGTTGTTTAGTTAATAGTTTAACCAAAGGAGGAAGTGAACAATGAATGTAACTGATGCACTAAAACAAGCAGGTTTTACACCGGAGAAATCAACGGCCGGTGAGAAGCGGATTTATGAGGGGACCTATAAGTGTTCCTTTGTTGATTTCGCTAAGATGGAGGACAAGGGGTTTGGGGAATCGATTTATGCCCAGTTCAAGATTAATGAATGTCTTGAGGGTATGGATTCGAATAGCCAATATCCTGAGTTTAAAGCCTATTTTCAGCTGGGGGATAAGATTGGGTCAAAGCGGAACGGCTTGGCCAAGCTGATTAATGGGCTGTTTTCGGTGGGAATTGAGGTCAATACCGATGATATTGTGGCCGGGCTTGAGGCGGTCAAAGGGGCCGAGGTTTATATCAGCGGATTTAAGGATTATAAGAATGTTAAAGCTGAAGATGGTTCTTGGTCTAAAGATAAAGATGAAGCCAAGCAAGGGTTCGTTTTTATGACCGAGAAGGCAGCATTGAAGCAGGTTAAAAAGTCAGATGCCCCCTTCTGATGAAAAAGGAGGTTGCTCTCATGCTAATTCAGGACTCAAGGGAGCAATCTCCTCTTTTATTTAATGAGAAGGATTTTGATGATATTGTTGTTGAGGGGCTTTCGGTCGGAGATTATGGGTGCAGAGTCGACGGGACTCTAATTCCTATAATATTTGAGCGGAAGTCTCTCAATGATCTCTGGGGCACCATGTTGAAGGGGCATAAGCGGTTTGAGAGGGAGCTTGCGAGGGCCGAGAAGGCTGGTATTGCGCTAATTTTGGCCATAGAGGGGTCGATGACCGACGTTTATGAGGGGTGCAAGTATTCAAAGTTTAAGGGGGAGTCCATGCTGAAGATGTTGGCTAGCTTCAGGGTTCGGCATGGGTTGGAGTACCACTTCTTTAATAACCGCCGGGAAATGGCCAAGTTTATTACTGATGTTTTTCAGGCCGTGGCGCGGGACATGAAGCGTAAATCTCCCCTACCTTCCTTATAAGATTGTTTTTGCGTAGGTCTATTATTTGTAATGGGTACAGCGGGATTTGCTTCGTACAAGATAACGGTTAAGAGGGCACCCACTGTTTTTCCGACCGAGCGAAGCGAAGGTCGGTTAAATCCAAAGGAGCTATTGCTAAATGGACACTAAAACCATCAAGAAGGTCCAGAAGAAAATGGCTCAGGATTTACGGTGGCGTGGAGATAAACTGGTGCGAAATCCAAATGGCAAAAGAAGGGCTTCTGATATGAGAAAAGTGCGGAAATCTATGGGGTTAATATGAAATATAAAAACAACGAATACAAGTTATCTACTGGAAAAACTTTTTATGCAAATAACGGAATAATTGGAATATCTCCAGATTTATGTATAAGTGAAGGATATGATGGTGGCATAGATGGTGAATTTACGCAATCCGAAAAAAAAGAA